GTGGATATCCACATGTTTTACGGTTCTAATACCGCCTGGCGGCCTTCTACAATCTATAAGCCCATCGGATCGGATATCAAAAAGTCTAAAGAACGAACAAATGCAGAAACTTTTAGAAACCAACGAGCACAATTTTATTGGATGCTTCGAGATAAATTTTTCGCCACTTATCTTGCCATAGAGCATAATAAATATACTGATCCGGAAGACATGATTTCATTAGCACCAGACATTGAAGATATGAAATTATTACGGTCTGAAGTGTGTAGGATCCCTAGAAAATATAACTCTACAGGTAAAATTCAAATTATGAATAAGCAAGAAATGAGGTCACTAAAAATCCAGAGTCCAAATATAGCAGACTCTATGATGATGTCTATGTTACCTTATGACTTTTTTGCTGATACTAGTCCAATTGATTTTGAAACCGTATACTAAGAGGCGGAGCTATGCCAAAACGTAAACCTATTGCCCGAAAAAAGCGTTCTATTGGCCCAATTGACTTTTATGAGCGTACTGAAGAAGGTAAAAAACAGCGAGCTGAACGAAAAGCAGCAGGTATAAAGCCTAGAAAAAAGAAACGAATTCCTAAAGGTAAAACTTCCGGGTACCCTATGTCTTATCTCTCCAATAAGAAAACGAAAAAGAAATACCTGGATAAAGCTCTTGGGTATACCCTAGAATAGGAAAAAGCCATGACTCCCGAATCACGCAGAGAAACCACAGAAAGAGAACAAGAAGTTGTTAACGAGTTTTTAAATGAAACTTATCCAGAAGTTGTTCCTGGTGAAATTTGGTCTCTTGAAATAGGACGTTTTAAAGTGGTAACAGCAGGTAAGAAATTTATTAAACTAAGGCGTCTATAATGGCTGAAAAAGAACACAGAAACTGTTTAAAAGCACTTAGTGATGCTCAACAAGTAGAATACGATAACCGGCAAATGGTTCGTGAGAGTGATCACTTTTTAAACAAGCGTGATGGGCAGTGGGAACCAGAGATTATTACTAAATTTCTGGGGAAACCTAGATATACTTTTGATGAATGCAATCCTATCGTAGATGATATCATGGGTGAAATGGAAACCATGGACTTCGGCATTCGAGTACATCCTGCTGGAGGTACTGCTTCAAAAGATATTGCTAGGATTTATGAAGGCCTTATTCGCACTATCGAAAATATTTCGCAAGCACGATTTATTTATAATGCTTGTGCACGCATAATGGTTGGAACAGGTTTTTCTGCTTGGCGCGTAGTAACTGATTACCGAGATAGCGATAGTTTTCAGCAGGACTTAATGATCCGAGATATTCCCAATGCTGAGGATAGTGTTTGGTTTGACCAAAATGCTGTTAAACCTGACATGTCAGATGCTGGAGAAGCATGGGTTTTAACTTCAATGTCTCGAGAAAAGTATGAAGAGAAATACCCTGATGGTAGCGGTTTATCAATAGGGTCAAATATACAACAACAAGTATATTCTCACAAGAAAACGCATGAAGTTGTCATGGGTGAGTATTACTACCAAAAAGAAAAAATGCGTGAATTAGTCCTTATGACTGATGGTTCTGTTTACGTCGTTAATGAAGACTTTAATAGAATTAAAGATGACCTCTTCCGAAGCGGAATTAAGGTTAACCGCACTCGTAAACGTAATTCTTTGGTAGTGTATCGCCATTTATTTGACGGTGGAGACTGGTTAAAAGACTCAGAGAAAACCGTTTTTGAGTATATACCAGTTATTCCAGTTTACGGTAACTTTAGAATCAGTGAAAACAAAGTCATATACTGGGGCGTTGTTGAAAAGATAATGGATGCTCAGCGAGTTATAAATTACGCTGAAAGTCGTAAAATTGAAGAAGGAGCTCTTTCTCCAAGAGGTAAACACTGGCTAACTAAAGACCAAGCAATTTCTACTGATGTTAGAAATACTTTACGTACTTTGAATACAAATTCTGATCCAGTTCAATTTTATGATCATGCGCCAGATCAGCCACCCCCAATATATCAAGGAGCTCCTCAAAGTAACCCTGGATTAGTAGAGACTGCAGCTTCTGCACAAAATTTTGTTCAAAGAACTTCCGGTACTTTTGATGAGTCCCGCGGAACAGCCCCTTCTCATCGTTCTGGCTTAGCGATAGATAAATTACAGATGAAAAGCGACAATCCTAAACGCAAGTGGTTTACTGCGATGGAAATTGCGCTAGCTCACACCTGTCGGATCCTCGTCAAAGCTGCTCCTAAGGTTTATGATACACAACAGGTTTTGATGTTAACTGAACCGGACGGTAACACGAATGAGGTTACTATACGGCAGAAAGTTTTAGACGAGGAATCCGGCAAGGTAATTGAACTTAATAATATCAGTCAAGGCCAATATAATATAACTTGTACAGCTGGTCCTGCATTCCACTCACGCCAACAAGAAGCTGTTACTGCAATTAATGAAATTTCAGCTGTTGACCCCACAGTAATGCAATTAGGTGGAGATGTCTTACTGAATAATATTAATGCTCCTGGCATTGATAAAATTGCAGAACGTAAACGCGCACAAATGGTCCAAGCTGGCCTTATTCCTCCCTCACAACAAACTGATGAAGAGAAGAAAATTATTGCAGCTCAGCAAAAAGCTAAAGAAAAAGGCTCTCCGATCGACCAAGCCAATTTACTTATTGCTCAAGCTCAAGTTCAAGAGACCCAGGGTAAAAATCAAGAGCGTGAGATTAAGCTGGGGATTGAACAACAGAAAGTTCAGCTTAAAGCTATGGAACTCCAGCTTAAGAAAGACTCTTCTGATAAAAAACAAATGCTTGATATGATGCAAATGTTAACTGACCAAGTTAAAACTCAAGCTGAAACTTTAAAATTAATAAAGGATGCTATGGGCGTTGATGCTCTTGTATCTCCGGAAAGTATGAGAGCTTACAACCTTCAGTCACAAGAACTATCTGAGTCTATAAGGACTCAGTAACCCACTGCGGAAGCAGGCAGTCTACGGGGACTATAAGCCCGGCAGAAAGGTTAGGTATGAAATGTCAGGAATAAGCCAGCAGTCTACGGGGACTAAAAACCCGGCACCGACACCAGGACCTACAGGCAAAGAAAATGACGGAGTTACCTTTGATGATGGAACCGAAAATCCCGTTGACTCAGGAACATCGTCAGATGATAACCGAATGCCAGGAACTCCTGAAGGACAGTCTGAAGGACAACCTAGCGGAACGCCTGATGATAGATCAGGTAGTAAGCCAACTGAAAGCGGCACCGACGACGAGATTAACCAAGATAAGGTCAATAGCCGAATTAATAAGCTGACCTTTGAAAAACACGAAGAGCGTCGGAAACGTGAAGCTGCTGAGAAAAAAGCAAAGGAATTGCAGGATAAGTATGAAAAAGCAACCACAGAAAGCTCTGAAGTTGTTATTCCGCCAATTCCAGATACTTTTGATCCCCAGTACGAAGCAAAAATCAAAGCTAGGGATGAAGCTATTGCCAAAAAAGCTGAAGCTGATGCTAAAGCCCAGTTGGCAGTTCAGCAGCGACAAGACCAAATCAAAGCTCAGCAGGAGCGAGAGCAAGCTGAAATTCAAACTGCCGTCGATAATATGTTTAAAAACGGCAAAGACTTGGGGATTGAAAAAGAAGAACTTCTCGAAGCAGACGGTAAAGTTGCGACATTCATTCGGGATCCTTCTTTGGCAAAGTTTATTATTTCTCAAGAGAATTCAGCCCTTGTGGTCAAATACTTGGCGTCTTCTGCTCAAGAACTGGAGAAGATTAGCACTATGGACTCAATATCAGCAGCAGCATATATTGCTACCACAATTGTGCCAAAAGCTGATGAATTGAAACCTGGTGTAACAACAACTCCAGACCCTCTGGATATACCTTCAGGAAAAGGGGGTGGAGACAAACAGTCCCCCTTCTTAACTGGCGTTGAATTTGAGTAAGGAGTAGAAAATGGCAAATAACCTTGAAAGTAATATTACTCGAAAAGTCATGAGAGCTTTTATTCCGGCCTTTGAAAAACAGCGGGTGCTGTCAAAGACTGTGAATACCCAAATGTTCCAGAGCAAATTCAATCCGGCCAGCGGTGATTACGTCGATATCAAGCGTCCACACCAGTATGGAGCAGTAGAAACTTCTACTGGTGATATCTCTTCCAGTGGTACCAATGATATCATTTCTGGAAAGGCGACAGCCCAAGTCCAGAATTACATCACTGTGCCTATCGATTGGACCAACAAAGAGGAAGCTCTTTCTCTTGATCAGTTGGAAACCATTCTGAAACCGGCAGCCGAAACTGCAGTCATTACCCTAGAAACGAATTTCTGCGACTTTATGTATAAACGTGCAGCTCTTCTTTCGGGTTCTGTAGGAACAGCTGTCGATGCCTGGGCTGATGTTGCCAACCCGATGTCCCTGATGAAATCTTTGGGCGTCCCTGAAGGTGAACACTATTTCGTGTGCAATCCATTCACCATTCAAAATTTGGCCGGAGCTCAAACCGGTTTGTCGGCAGATCCGAGTCGCCTTGTTCAGACAGCCTGGGAACGTGCTCAGATTTCTTCCCCGTTTGCTGGTCTGAATGTTCTATCATCCAATAGCCTCAGTTCCTATACTTCAGGGGCCTGTGCTGATAGAGCAGGAGCACTTACTGGTGCACCCGATATGACCTATGCAACCCACAAAGATACCATGATCCAGACCTTGGCAGTCGGCTCTCTTACCACGGCGGGCGTCATCAAAGCCGGTGAGATGATCGAAATCGCAGGTACTTACTACGTACATCCGCGAACCAAGAAAGTCGTTCTGGATGCTTCCGGTAGCCCTATTACCTGGAAAGGTACTGTCACAGCAGATCTTACGCTCTCTGGTGGCGCAGGTAACTTGTTGGTTTCTGGGCCCGCTATTTATGAGTACTCTTCGGGTTCGAATTTCGGTCAGTATGACAATATCGATGCGGCCATCGCTGGTACCGAGGTTGTAAATATTCTCGGTGCAACGGCTACAACCTATCAACCAAATCTGTTTTACCATAAGGATGCCTTTGCAATCGCCTTTGTGAAACTGCCAAAGCTGTTTTCAACGGATACACTTGCGGTAACCCAAGATGGCATTGCAATTCGGTGCTCGAAGTATAGCGATGGTGATGCGAATACGCAGAAGATTAGGTTTGACCTTCTTCCGGCCTTCGCTTGCTTGAATCCGTTCTTCGCAGGCAAAGCTTGGGGTTTGGCCTAATAGTTGTTAACTTAGCTAGCTTTTAAGGGATTGGGGGCTAGCTAAGATTGGGGCCCCAATGTCGGGGCCCCAAATTTTAAGGAGGTAATTAGATGGTAAGCCAGACTATGAGATTAAAAGCAGTTTATTTTGACGGCCCTTCCGAAACTGGTCTTCCGTATCATAAAGCTATGGTTTATGAAAAAGACGTCCCGTATTTTTTAGAAATGGGAGCTTCTCTTGATCAGCCTGAAATTTCTGTCAGTAAGATAGAAGAAGGTGAATACCAGTTTGAACAAGATGAAGACGGTGCTGACGACCCTGTAGTACATGGGGATAAAGGAGATGGAGCACCTGGGTCTCTTCGTTGGCATTTTAACCATGTTAAAAGCATGGAAAAATCAGATGACATCGTAAAATACACATATGAAGTTATAAAAGAAAAGCCAAAGGTATTCCACTCTCTTATGACTTTAAAAGATGTCAAACTTGCAGCTTTGAGAGCAATCAAGGAGCACTTAAGAGATGACAACGAAAGTTAACGAAATTGTCGTTGACGCTTTGGAAGATCTGGTTGTTTTAGCTGAAGAAGCTAAAATACCACAATCAGAAGCTCGAGCTGTTATCCGAGGCTTAAATGATATGATGGCTTTATGGGATGCTAAAGGTATATCTCTTGGGTATACTGAAGTTTCTGACTTAGGCGATATAGTAACTGTACCGCCTGGAGCTATTGCAGGTATTAAAGCTAATTTATCAATTAAGCTGGCCCACAAATACGAAGTTGATCCGAAGCCTTCTTTGGTACAAGCTGCTAAAGAAGGCTTAAAAGCATGTTTAAACTTAGCTTTTCAAGCTGCGAGTTCAAATTATCCTCCGACATTGCCTCAGGGTTCTGGAAATACGTATCCAGGGTATACGGACTCTACCTTTTATCCTGATCAGCAAGATACAATTCTTACTGAAACTGGCGGAAGTATCGCTTTAGAAGACGACACTGAAGAGGCTTAATATGGCAAGAGCAACTGATATTAAAAAGAGTGATTTTACAGCAGTTACAGAATCTGTAGCTACTGACTATTTTGACTTAGTAAGAAGTGGTCAAAATTTTAAGATTTCTCAAGCTGACTTAATAACTTCTTTTGGAGTTTCAGGAACTATACAAGCTTTAGGAGAAGTTACAGCTACCCCGATTTTAAGTAAAGTTAGCACAATTAATTATATTAGAAATTTGTTTGCAGGAGCTGGTATAGGCCTTTCTCTGACAGCTCAAGGTTCTATTAAAGTTGCTCACAATTTTCTTGTAGATTCTACTGGTGTTCCTCTTATCACTGATGTAACTCTTGCTCAACCAAAAGTAAAAAGCCTACAAGCTGGTTCTGGTATTACAATTGCAACTGCTGGTGAAGTAATACAGATTGCAACTGCTGCTGTACCAGGAAGTACTAAAACCGTTTATGTATATCAAGAAGCAGATTTTCCTACTGCTATTTTAGGTGTTATTACTCTTGCTGCTGATACTGAATACCGTGTTCAAACTGATATCACTACTACCAGTCGATTTGTACTTAGTGAAAATACTATTTTAACTGGGCCGGATGAAGGTTTGATTACTCTTTCTTATACTGGTGTGGGTACGATGTTTACGGCAGTTGATGCAGGAGATAATTCTATCTCTGGTATGACAATTTCATGCGCTTCTGGTACTGCTTTTGATATCTCTTCAACCGATCAAACTGATTCTTTTAACTTCACAAATGCAGATTTAGCATGTGCTACTGTCGGAACTATGACAGGTTTAAATATCTGTTATTTTAGAGATTTTCAAATTACTGCTACAACACAAGGTTTAGCATTTAGTGGTGACTTTAACTTTCTGTTTATTTCTACCGGCTTAAGTAATACGGTTACTGCTGCAGGGGCAAAGGCTTTTGACTTAGGGTCTGCTACTTTTGATTTCCTTCATATTGGCTTAACTGCTTTTGTTCTTGAAGGTGCGACAAGTTACTGTATTAGTGGCTTAGTTGATTCTGGTAATATTAACGCCGATGGCTTTGCTACCGTTTTCCGTTGTCAGCAACTTGGTGCTGGTACTTTTCTTGAGAATATTTCTCCTTATGATGATTTATGGGAGTTTGTACTTAATGCTAATACAGTAAATAGTACTAACCTTGCTTTGGCAACTCATGGTGGAGCTACAATAACCATTGCCTCTGCTGCTACACCGGTTATTATTGGTGCTACTTGGGTATCTGAAGATATGCATAGATTTACCCACACAGTCGGCGGTAGATGGACTTACACAGGTAAAGGCGCTCAGGTAGATATTACTGCTTCTATTTCTGCTGACCTTGCTACCGGTGTTGATGACGTTTCATTTTTTATATACCATAATGGAGTACAAATTACAGAGTCAAGAATTACAAGAGAATTTGATGCTGGTAACATTGGCAATTTATCTCTATTATGGGCATTAGATTTAGCAACAGATGACTATATTGAACTTTGGGTACAAAATGACGACACTTCTGTAAATGTCATTATTGAAAATATCGTGTTAAGGATATCAGGATAATGGAAATACCGATTGGCACAGGCTTTTATGTCTCTGACTCTTTACCAATTTCACACCAAGAATGTGTTAACTGGTTTCCTAGTATCCCACAAGGACCTGCTTTATCCGATAGACAACTCTTTGGCACAGCTGGAATTGAGCTACTATTAACTACAAGTTCTTTAGCGACAGATGCAAATAGAGGCGCTTATGACTTGGCAGGAATTCCTTATTTTGTTAATGGTAATACTCTTTATCGCCTTAATAGAGGTTTTGTTTCCGGAGTGGAAACATTTTCCACCACTTCTTTAGGTACTATTTCGGGTGTCGGAAGAGTTTCAATGGCTGATAACGGTACTCAGTTAATGATTCTTGTTCCAGGAGGTAATGGCTATATTTATACTGTTGCTGGTGGTTTAACTCAAATTACTGATAGTGATTTTACTGCTAACGGAAACCCACAATATGTAGTTTTTATTGATGGCTATTTTGCTTGTACTACTGATACTAAAAGATGGATTATATCAGCTCTTAATGATGGTACTACTTGGTCTGCACTTGACTTTGGGTCAGCTGAAGCTGATCCTGATCCAAATGTAGCTCCCGCAGTTTATAATAATCAAATCTTTATTACTGGAAGTGAAACTACAGAAGGTTTTCAAAATATAGGTGGTGCCGGTTTTCCCTTCCAAAGAAATAATATCATTTTGAGAAAAGGTTGTTATGCTCCTGCATCTCTTATTTCAATGAACCAACAACTATTTATGATAGGTGGCGGTAAAGATGAGAGTCCAGCTGTATGGACTTATGCCGGAGCTAAGTTTGAAAAAGTATCTACAATAGCTATTGATACTGTTCTTGCTGATTACTCTGATGAAACTATAGAAGACGCATTTTCTATAGGCTGGGGTCATAAAGGCCAGTATTTTATAGCTTTCGTTTTTACTGATAGAGCTTTTGTTTATAATATGACAACTAAGTTATGGCATGAACAAAAGTCAGGAATTGAAAATAGTGATGGAGACTTAGATCAAACGCGTTGGAGAGTTAATTCTTTAGTAACCGCTTATGGGCATACTTTAGTAGGTGATTTTGCAGATGGCAGAATCGGGCGCTTAACAGACTCTCTTTACCAAGAATATGGTACAGATGTTATTAGGCTTTTTACTGCTCCTGGAATTCATAATCAAGGACGATCTTTCAGGCTTCCTAAAATTGAACTAACAATGGAAGCTGGAGTAGGTAATGGAGTTGCTGATCCTAAAGTTTCATTAGCCATTTCTAGAAATGCTAAAACTTTTGATTACGAACGCACTAGAAGCATTGGTCCTATTGGCCGATATGAGGCTCGTACTATTTGGTATAAAAACGGTAGAATACCACGATTTTGTTATTTAAACTTTAGGTTATCAGATCCTGTTAAGCCAGTAGTAATTAAATTAGAAGCTGATATAGTATAACGCAACAAAAGGAGAAAACCATGACGGCTGCAGAGAAAAAAGCTTTTTCAAAAGACATGTTTATGGCTGGGTATTCAAAAGCCCAAACAGCTGCTGTCCTCGGAATCAGCAATGCTTTGATTGATGATTACTGGGAAG